CTTTTTCTTCTTACGGAGCGGGACCTTTGCTGCCTCATCAAGGAGATACAGGTACTTAGGATTTCTTGATGAGAGATATTTTATAAACTTCCGGAAGGATGAAAGCCTCGTATTACAGGTCTGCGGACTACAGCCACGTTCATTAGAAAGCCATTCCATCCAGCCTTCGATCTTTGTCTGCTCAAAGCATCGAAGACTAAAGTTTGTTGGTTTAATGCCGCACTCAGTTTCCAGATACCCTATGTATAGAGTAATGGCAGTTTCGTATGAATGCAGGGTATGCTGGCTGTTAGTGAGGTGCATTGGGGCATAATCCGTTAGGAATTCCGATATAGCTCGTGCGAGGTCGAGTGATTTTGCATTTATCCTACTCATAATCAGGCACCTCCGGAACAATCTCGTCAAATCCGGCACCTGTAGTCTTCTGAAGAATGTCTGCCAGTGCGGGAACAATGGAATAATAGTACTTGGTGCTTTCCAAAGATGTATGTCCCATGCTTTTGCTTAAGAATACAAGCTTGTCATGGAACTCAAATCCGGAATTAATCCAGGAATTGATGTTCTCAATCGCATAATTGTGCCGGAAATCATACGGAACGGCCGATGAGTCATTGACCTTGTCCCACACCTTATGAAAGTGATAATCCAGCATGTCTGGCGAAATAGGAATATCCGGATTCTTGGGATTCATCGGGAAAAAGATGACGCGTGAAGGGAAACGCTTAGATGCCACAGCATTATAAGCACGCAGCAACTGGGCAGTGTCATCGTGTAATGCGACATAGTGCTGTTGATTTCCCTTTGTCTCTTTTACGTTGATTATGCCCCTTATCAGGTCTACATTATCTGTCTGCAGGAGGCGGGTCTCTGTTGGTCTCATGCCGCTGCTATACAAAAGCCTGAATTCTACGGACACGCTGAGTGCGATAAAACGGCCGCCTTGGTCACGGGCGGTTTTGACATTTTCATCACATCTGCCGAAGAAACGACTGAGTTCCTCTTCTGCAAAAGCATGTGGGATATGTGTCTTTGGAGGTGCCGGCGGCATTTCCGGTTTTGCAACGGATGTAAGGTTCCGTTCCTGTAAGTACTCTATCAGCCTAAGGGCAGACTGGCATCTGTCAATAAAAGAACGCTTCTGTTCCGATGGCCTTTGTACACACCAACCGTTAACCATCTCCTGCGTTATCCCTTCCACACCGGGATAATTGTCTGAGCAGAAGCGGTCGAAATATAAGAGCGTTTGTGAGTAAACTTCATTCCAGTTGTTAGATGCAACCCGATATTTAATGAATGGCTCAAAGATGGATGTCCTTTCCTTACTGTATTCAGCCAAGAGAGATCACCTCCTTTGACATAGGAAACTTTGCCAGACTGAGTGAGCATTCTCGGATATGATCCATATCTGCGTAAAGATATGCATCCAGCGACTTAGGAGAAGAATGCCCCAGTGTAGCACTGATAACGGGTGACGGGATGTTCCCAGCAGCCATAGTTGAAGCGGCACGATGACGGAAGATGTGACCACCCTTGCGGTCACCTTTTTCCTGACGAATTCCTGCAGCTGCCATAACCTTGGAAACTGCCCACTCTACACCGCCTTTGCCAAGCTTGTTGTAAGGAGCCAAATCGCAAAGAAAGAGGTGACGGCTTTCTACGCGCGGTCTTTCATTGGCACAGTAGTCGTATATAGCATTTCCAACCACTGTGCTAAGCGGAAGAACGACAGGGTTTCCGGTTTTTACCTGTTCAAAGCTTATGGTTCGATGTTTCAGGTCAACAGAATCAATCGTCAGTCCGGAAACATCTGATCCACGCATGCCGGTATAAAAAATGATTGAGCCGATGGCTCTTTCTTTATAGGACAGGCCGTTTTCGCTGTCGTTGAGGGCATCCCTGAACTTATCGCTTTCGTCTGAGGTAAGGTATTGTATCGTCTTCCTGCTCGAATGAAATTTCGGCACGTACATTTCTACACGTTTGCATTCATCAGGATCAACCGGGGAGCAGGTCCTGAAAAACAAGGATATCCTGGATGCGGTTGACTGCCCGCGGAGATACACACCGTCCTTATAGAAAAAAGCAAGAACATCTTCTTCGGTTACTTTGCTTAGACGGTCGGCTCCGCGCTCCTGTAATGAAAGCAGGAAAGAGGAAGCTTTAGTTTTGGTACATTTATAAGTGCTGGGTTTTAATCCCCTGCGCTTTTCATCCTCACTGACATAATCAACCAGTTCTTTATAGGCAGGAACAAGCATTGAGTATGAATTCTTACGTGGGCATAACGGATTCTGTGTCTGTCGGTTGTTTGGCATGACACCGGAACAGTGAAATTCATCGAGGATACCGAGAATAGCGATCACGTCCCTAAGATACCCATCGTGGAACGATTGGTTTGAAAACCATTCCCAAATATCTTCATAAGAATCCCACTTATGAACGGTTGACAGCACGATAATACGTCTGGTGTGAAAATATATCTTTTTACGGTAGTCATCGCCATAACCATGCTCATCCATGTATTCGAGCAACTCATCAAGGTGATCCTGCCAGAAAGAAAGATCCAGTTTTCCGAGGCTCTTTATCCGTGATTCCAGTTTTTTCTGTACGGATGGATGGTCTAGCACATCACCTGTAGCCAGCCAACAGGAAAGCTTTTCGAGTGTACTACGAGTAGTGCTTTTATGGCTGTTGCTGATTGGGCGCTGCTCATTCCACTCGGAGATTTCCGCAATAGTGTCCCAGCGTATACTCCTCGAGAGCATAATGATCCGTTTCAGATCATTCCGGGTTGCTTCCACAACGGAATCACTGTATCCTTTGCCTTTCACGCAATCCAGAAACTCATCCATGCGATGCTGGACATAAGAAAGATCAAGCTCACCGAGGCTTGGCACAGCCGTCATCTTATCAATGGAAATGGTAAGAAACCTGCGTTTCCTTACATTTACCACACCTTGATCGTCCCATCCGACAAGGGTACCGTTTGACTGCCAGTACTCCATCTGGTCAATGATACGATGAATCTTATTGAGATACTTGACTGTAAGTCCGTTCCCACTATACCAGTCCTTGATGTCTTGATAGGTGTCCCAACGATAAGATGCCGACAGGGTAATAATACGATTTACTGTCCGACGTATCGATAATACGACAGCATCGCATAGTCCTTGTTGAACAAAGAATTCCAGAAAACCATCTACTTTTTCACGCATAGGGAACAGATCGAGGTTTCCCACACTGCATGTAGGAGCAGAAACTGGGCTATGTTCCTTGACCGCACGATGGACTGGTTTTTCTCCATAGATATGAAAAGCTTCGAGTTTGTTAATGATGGATAACTTGAACCATCTGGTCTTGTCCTTCATGTCAGGGAGACTGAGATAGTAATTACGCACATCTTCGTAGTTGTGCCAGTTGTTATCCTGCGCCTGTTCAGCCAACGATAGGGCAAATCGTTTGTGCGCGGCAACAACAATGGAACAAAAACCTTGTTCCTGCATGCTTTCAAGGAACTCATCAAGATGTTCCTGCCAATAGGAAAAAATCATAAGTGTTACCTCCTGTAAAAAGATTTATACAGTATGGTAACGGATGAAAAAAATAAAATCAGCACCTTTTGTAGGAGATTTGCTTTAAGCTACAGGTAATATTCCAAAAAGGTGCTGATTTCTATAAGGTGCTGATAATTTGACGTATTTTAGTGCTTGATATTTTGCCAGTCTCCGCTATAATAAAAGTAGGAAATACCCTACTTTCATGGAAGGAGGCAGACAATATGGAAGCAACGTTAGATAAGAACACTTTTACGGATGACGCTAAGGTGATGTCGAAAGGGCAGGTGACGATACCCAAAGATGTCAGAGAGGTCCTTGGCGTTGGTAACGGAGACCGTGTGACATTTGTGGTTGATCACGGAAAGGTCACTGTTGTGAACTCAGCTGTTTTTGCAATGAAATACTTGCAGGATCAGCTAAAAGGTGAGGCTGAAAGGCTGGGGCTTGAATCAGAGCAGGATGTTAACGATCTGATGAAATCTATCAGAGATGAGGACTGAGAATGAAGGTATTTATTGACAGCAACGTCCTGTTCTCAGCCGCGCTTTTTCCCGGAAGCGCACCTGCAAGAGCTCTTTACAAAGCAGTAACAGAACCCAATGATGCGATTGTGTGCGAGATTAATATTGATGAGCTGAAGAAAGTATTTAAGAGGAAAATGCCGGAGAAGATATCCGTGCTAAATACATTCCTATCTATGCTTATGACATCCGTCACAATCGTAAAGGTTCCAGAATTAGAAATAGCAGACGAGCAGAGAATCCGGGATGAAAAGGACCGTCCAATCTTCAGGGCGGCAGTTGCATCAGGCGCAGATGTGATCCTGACTGGAGATAAAGACTTTCTTGAGTCGGGAATTACAGATCCCAGAATTGTTTCCCCGGGAGATTTTCTGAAATGAAGCAAATAAATTGTGTGGAGCATCGGTGAAGAGCCGGTGCTTTCTTTTTGCCATGAAGGGAGGAGCAGGCTATGGCAGATCGCATTAAAGGAATCACAATCGAGCTGGATGGCGATACGACCAAGCTCTCCAATGCCCTGAAGGGCGTGAACAAAGAGATCCGGGACACCCAGAGTAATCTCAAGGATGTCAACAAGCTCCTGAAGATGGATCCCGGCAACGCGGATCTTCTGGCACAGAAGCAGAAGTATCTTACTGACGCTATCGACGCAACCAAGAAGAAGCTCGCCGAGGAGAAGGAAGCCCTCGCACAGCTCAAAGCCGGTCCTCAGACCGAGGAGACGCAGAAACAGCAGGAAGCCTTGACCCGGGAGATCGAGGCGACAAAGCAGTCCCTCGAAGGACTGGAAGACGAGTATAAGAAGTTCGGCTCCGTTGCCAGCCAGCAGCTTCAGGTTGCCGGTGACAAGATGAAAGAAGTCGGCGGCAAGATCAGTGATGTCGGCGAAGGACTCACGAAAGGCATCACGGTTCCTGTCGCGGCTGTCGGCGCTGCTTCCGTTGCCGCGTGGAAGGAAGTCGATGAGGCGCTCGATACCGTCACCGAGAAGACCGGTGCTTCCGGAGCTGCACTGGAAGATATGCAGAACCGGGCGAAGTCCATCGCAGAGACAATCCCTACTGACTTCCAGACGGCAGGCGATGCCATCGGCGAAGTGAATACGAGATTCGGTCTTACCGGGGATGCCCTTGAGGACCTTTCCACGAAGTTTGTGGAGTTTGCGAATCTTAACAGCACCGATGTCAGCACCTCGGTTGATAACGTATCTTCCGTCCTCAATGCCTTCGGCCAGTCGTCGGATGATGCCGGGAACCTCCTCGATGCCTTAAATCAGGTCGGGCAGGCAACCGGTGTGTCGATGGATACCCTCTCGCAGGACCTTGCCAAGAATGCTGGACAGTTTCAGGCGATGGGACTGTCTGCAGAGCAGGCGGCAGGCTTCATGGGTGCGGTGGAGATGTCCGGTCTTGATACCTCGACGATGCTGACCGGCCTTACCAAGGCGCAGAAGGTTGCCACGAAGAATGGACAGTCCCTCAGTGACGCCTTGAAGGACTTCTCCAAAACGATGAGCAGCAATGCCACGGACACGGAAAAGCTGCAGGCAGCCTATGACCTGTTCGGCTCCCGTGCTGGTGGTGCCATCTACAACGCGGTCCAGAGTGGCAAGCTGTCCCTTGCTGACCTCTCTACCACGCTCGGGGATTACGCCGGGTCGGTAGAGAACACCTTCAATGAGACGCTGGACCCACTCGATCAGATGACGGTTGTGATGAACAACCTGAAGGATCTCGGAGCGGAGATTGTCGATGCGGCAGCTCCGATGATTACCGAGGCCATGACGCAGATCAAGGATGTCGTGACCGCACTCAAGGACGCATGGGATGGACTGTCTCCCGGTATGCAGGAGGCGATCGTGAAGGCAGCTCTCATCGCAGCAGCTGTCGGACCGGTTGTTGTGGGTGTCGGCAAGGTTGTCACGGCGGTAGGTTCCGTCACAGGTGTCGTCGGAAAACTGGTCGGTTTCCTCTCTGGCACTGTGATTCCTGCGATTGGGGCCGTGTCTGTTCCGATCCTTCCGATCATCGGGATCATCGCGGCGGTGGTAGCTGCCGTGGTTGCGGTCATCGAGATCGTGAAGCACTGGGGAGAAATCTCTGAGTGGTTCGGTGACGTCTGGGAAACCGTGTGCTCCGGAGTACAGTCCATCGGTGAAGGGCTCGGTAGCTTCTTCACCGGGCTCTGGGACGGTATTCAGTCCACCACGGAGACTGTCTGGGACGGCATAAGCAGCTTCTTCACCGGACTGTGGGGTGGAATCAGCACTACGGCAACGACGGTCTTTACCGGAATCTCCGATTTCCTTGGCAATACGTGGTCGACCATCAGCTCTGCTGCCTCGACGGCATGGAGCGGGATCACCACGATACTCTCAGGTGCATGGAATGGGATCAAGACGACAGCCGGTACTGCTTTTGATGCCGTAAAGACCACCATCAGTACTGCATGGGATACGGTAAAGACCAACACCGGCACGGCATGGGACGCCATTCAGTCCTCTGTGGATGAACACGGAGGCGGGATCAAAGGTGTGATCGGTACAGCGGTCGATGCCTACAAATCGATCTGGGAGGCAGGATTCTCGAAGATCAATGAGCTGACGGGCGGGAAGCTCGGCGATGCCCTCTCTTCCGCACAGGGAAAGCTCGATGCCATCAAAGGAGCATTCTCCTCCATGATCGAGAACGCCAAGAGCATCGTGAGTGGTGGTCTGGACAAGATCAAAGGATTCTTTTCCGGGTGCCATCTGGAGCTTCCGAAGATCAAGCTGCCGCATTTCTCCATCAGCGGAAAGCTCTCTGTAGATCCTCCTTCGGTTCCGCACCTGTCTGTGGACTGGTACAAGAAGGCTATGGATGATGCCTATATCCTGAACAGCCCGACGATCTTCGGCGCTGCAGGCGGCAGGCTTCTTGGCGGCGGGGAAGCAGGATCGGAAGCTGTGGTCGGCACCGATAAACTTGCTGAGATCGTGCAGGGAGCACTGGCTGGTGCAGGCGGCGGAGACATCATTATCCCGGTCTACATTGGACAGGAGAGGATTGACGAGATCGTCGTCCGGGCAACCCAGCGGAGCAATTACCGGTCAGGAGGGCGATGATGCTTAGTGAATATCCAATCTACTTTGATGATGTAAAGCTCTTTCCACCATCGAAATGGGAAGAGAGTAGCAGCGTGGTCGAGAGTGTAAATCAGACCGAAGCAGGAACGGATCAGGTCATTGTCACAAGATATGACAAGCTGTCCGTCTCTGCCTCTTTTCCGTGTTCGAGCCGATGGGCAGCGACCTTTGCCACGTTCCGGGATAAGGATAGCATTGCGGTGAAGCTGTACGACCTGAAGACACAGGATTATAAGACACGCACGATGCGGATACGGAACTTCAAAACTGCCCCGGAGAAGAACTCGGAAAAGACGAAGGGAACGAATGGGCTCTACACGGTGAGCTTTGACCTTGAGGAATTCTAAGGAGGGAGGCGCTTCATGTACGCAGTAAGTGAACAATACAAGGCTGCCATGAAGCAGCCGGTCCAGAGATTCCGGATGACGGGAACGATTGGTGACCATCCTTTTACAGATGATAACATCCTTGCCGGGTCCTTCTCCATCACCAATCAGTGCACGGGAAATGATGAGATCACGATCGGACAGGTCTATGTCGGAGAACTGGATGTAACGTTCATGAACATGCCGATCAGCCGATATGGGTGGAAGGGGCTGGAAATCAGGCCTGTCTTCGGAATGAAGATTGCGGATGGAACCTATGAAGATGTTCCTCTGGGTGTCTTTACGGTAGAAACGGCAGAGTGGACAGCCAGCGGTGTCGTCATCAAGGCCTATGACCATATGGCGCTCCTTGACAAGAACTGCAACAAGGTCATCACGGAGGTTACCCCATATCAGTGTGCGCAGGCGATTGCAGAAGCGACCGGTGTGAACTTTGCAAATACAGAAAAGGAATTCGAGTCTTTTGCCAATGGAACTACGATGATTTCTGAGACCACGACGAATGATGTCGAGACATGGCGGGATCTGGTCTCGTGGCTTGCACAGACCATCGGCTGCTTTGCAACAGCCGACAGGGAAGGAAACATTGTATTCCGGTCCTTTAACCAGACCGTTGTCGATACGATTGACGATGCGCACCGGTTCACGGGAGGCTCCTTCTCGGATTATGTCACTCGCTATACCGGGCTTTCTGTGGTCAACATGGAGGACAGCACAACCTCCTATTATGCCGAAGACGAGGATGACGGCCTCACGATGAATCTCGGGAGCAATCCCTTCCTCCAGTACGGTGTGGCTGCGACGAAGGAAGAAATGGCAAAGGCTATTCTGACTGCGATACAGCAGATTCGATATGTTCCATTCACGTGCCGTGCAATTGGAAATCCTGCCTATGACCTTGGAGATGTGCTGGTCTTTCAGAACGGTCTTGCGGATGGTGATGCGCTCTACTGTATTACAAAGTTCACGTTCAAGTACAACCAGTACTTTGAAATGGTGGGGGTCGGGAAGGATCCGTCCCTTGCCAGCGCCCGGAGCAAGACGGACAAGAATCTCGTAGGGCTCGCCTCCAATACCGATGAGAACCAGCTGGTCCATTACCGGTTCACAAATACGCAGGTGGTGGAAGTCGGGGATGGAAAGCGGGTACCGGTGGCCTCGATCCGGTTTGCAACGGCGACGAAGGCATCTGAAGTATCCCTCTGGGCAGAACTCCTGCTCGACACCAAACTCAGCACAACTCATGCTATCGGCAGCACGACATTGAAGGATGTGACGATTGCGGATTACAGCGCTCCGACACCTGCGGAACTGCAGAGTGAAATCACAGAACTGCAGACCGGAGTCAGCGCCCTTGATGAACGGATGACCAGCGCAGAGACGGAACTTGCCTCACCGAGCAGGATGACCGTCACGGTATCCTATACCCTTGCCGGGGACGAGATCGATTACCACCCGGTGGAGACCTACGACGTCTCCGGGAAGCATATCCTTTCGCTTCATTACTACATAGGCGATGTGAAAGCAAATACGGTGTATCTCTTCGTGATCTTCCTCACTGCGGCGGGTGGGGCTCTCTATCTGGACACCAACTGCATCAACGCGGTGATCGAGGGCATGGGCCTTGCTGGGACAGGCAAGTGGGACGGCACGATTAATGCGGAAGAGGAATTCATCGGATTCTCGATGGGCTCCGTCATCGGGCAGCTTACGGATGAGGCAAAGACTGCACTGCTTACTCCTGTTCCGACGGGTGCAAGCGACGCGATCTCCTTTGATATGGCTTCCGTTCTTGGCAGCTTTACCGACAGCACAAACATCGGCATTGTGGTTCGGTATTTCATCCTTTCCGATACGGAAGGAAAGCCTGATTATAGCAGCACCTACATCACCACGAATTCGGATGATGCCTTTGCCCTTCAGACGCAGTTCAACGTAGAGAGTAACCCGGGAACCGTGGATACGGGACAGCTGGATGTCCTCGAAATCTACAGTGCCTATCCGGAGATCGAGACACTGGAGGAGGTGAGCCTGTGAGCATTCAAAGAGAAGACAACATCATGCGGATCACCTTTGAAGACGATACGTGGAAACAAGGTGAAGAGGAAATCCTGTCGGTGGCGGACGGTACCACGCCGTTCTATTCGGCAGAGACATGGCAGGTTGCCGGAGTGAATACGCTCCGCAGCGGCCAGATCACGGATAACGGGACCAGTGAGACATCCCTTACGGTTACGCTCGCGGAGGCGGGGAGTCTCGCCTTCAGCTACATCGTTTCCAGTGAGCAGAACTATGACTGGCTCCATGTGCTCGTGGATGGGACGGAGGTGCTGAAGAAGTCCGGAACCGGCACCAGCACCTTTACGGAATTCACCTACGATCTTGCTGCAGGCGTGCATACGATCGTGCTCCGCTACACCAAGGACGGTTCTCAGAGCAGGGGAAATGATGCCTGCGCGATCGGGTATCTCCTGTTCATGGGTGTAGAGCCGCCCTATGCAAAAAAATACCTGCTGACGGATTTCAACGGAAAGATCTACAGGCTCGTAAATGGCGTGGTGACGGAAATTACAGACGCTGTCGCGGCAAATCTTGGCGAAGCCTCGTTCTTTCAGGAAAAAGGCTTTGATACCCTGCCGACTTCCGAACAGATCACGAGCCTTACGAAACCAATCATCTACCGCTGGTCGGATGGAAATCCGAAAGCCATGAAAGCGGCGGTGAAGGCCGTGCCGAAGAAGCAGACGATTCACTGTATCGCAGATCTTAGCCACGAGACCATCCACGGCATTACACAGATGACTGCCGTTTACACAGGGACGGTAACCGTATCGTACAGTTTTGATGGAACCACCTATACGGATGCGGTTGATATGGCCACATTTCTTGCAACGGACTATGCCTCGATCTATTCCGGCGCACAGGCGAATAAGAAGATCTGGTTTCAGTTCATGATCGAAGGAGCTGCCTCCTCCCTCACGAACTTTGTCATCACCTATAAGAACGATTGAGGAGGAGAAAAATGCTGAAAGGACATCTGCAGATTGATCTGCACAATGAAATCACAGGAGAGATCAAGCGGATCGAGCAGGATAACATGGTTACGAATGCACTGGGTGATTTGCTAGGCCTTGCCGCAAACGTTGGTGGGAAAGGATACGATCACTTTGATGATTTACTGCCCGCCGCCACATATGCATTGGGAGGATTGTTCCTGTTCGACGGAACCCTTACGGAAGATGCGAATAACGTTCATTTTCCGATGAACGTCCATCTAACAGGCCATGCCGGTCAGAACACAAATACGGCTTCAAAGCTTGGTGGATCGATTAATAAAGCGGAGTCAGGACGAACAGACACAGGCTATGTGAATGTCTGGGATTTCTCCACATCACAGGCAAATGGTACGATCGCCTCCCTTGCGCTGACGCACCGAAGAGGTGGTGAAAGTCCGTTTACAGGGGCACAGTACGATGAAGGCAATCTTAGCTGTGATCGCTCTTATTGCCCACTTACTTTTGATGAGAGTACAGGTACGCTGTATTTGTATCGCGATGGCAAGATCTACAAGAAAACATTTTTTACTAATATCGTCAAGGCATATACACCTTATCTTGGAGAAGAAACGCAGGTCTTTGACTTTGCCTTTAAAGATCCTGAAAACTACTATTACTGGGCAGTCGCGGATGGTTATGACGGATACCTGTATGCTGTTTATGTTCCCAATGTCACCAAGCAGGGGACGGTCAGCATTCGAATCAGGAAGTTCAAGATCTCTGATTTCTCTTTTCAGGAAGAAGCGGAGCAGATTATTGCCATACCAAATGTAACGGCAAAGTCTACCGGTGGCACAGATTACTATGAAGAGCTGAATGCAGTGGTATCCGACGGATACCTGTATTTCATCAGTTATGATGAGCATACGCTATATAAAGTAAACCTGTCGAATACTGTTGACGTGAAGGAGATAAATTTCGGTGGTATCCGTTGCAGGAAGATCTATCCAATACGTGGCGGTGGTGTCTTCGCAACATTTGAGTGGACGGGAACCACTTCTTCCGGATCTACGACAACCTATGGGAGTCCTGGCATTGTTTATTCTGATGGCAAGTATCGATTGAATGAAGAATCGACCAGTAGTATCGGGTATCCATCATACTACATTACGCATGAAACAGAGAAGCTGCAGCGATTTAGGATGTCGAATCAAAGTCTGTGTTATTCTTTCGCTTGCAACTATCTGGGAACCATCTGCAACCTGAGTTCTCCGATCGTGAAGACCAGCGCTCAGTCCATGAAGGTTACATACACGCTAACGGATGCGGTCTGAGGGAGGTGATACCGTTGATAGACTTTATCCTGAAATACTGGATTCAGGAGCTGTTTGCTCTGATCATCGTCATCATCACATGGTTGCGGCGAGCGCTGCTCCGGCGAAAACAGGAGAACGACGAAATCAAAGAAGGAATGATGGCACTGCTGCACGACCGGATTTA